TCTGCCTCTTTATTCTCGTTTCTCGCACGGTTTTCGCTTGCGTAATCAGCAGCTGCGAGTGGATCATCCTGCACGCGCTGCTGGAAGTCTTTCGCGCGGTCTCTCTCGAAACGCCGGCGATATACGCTCTCCATCTGCTTATCCAAGTTTTCCCAGATTCGCAACAGTTCCGCGGCGGCTTTCTTCTGTTCTTCGGATAAGGCGATGACGCCCGACCGCATTTCTTCCATAGCAGCACCGTATGACTGTGCCATGGTCTTGGCGTTATCTTTGACGGTCTGTGTGTGACTTGAATTGGCACCTGCGTTGGCGACGTCTTCATGTATTTTCTTTGCTTCTTGCATGATACGCATGATTTCTTCTTGCGTCTTCCCCTGCTTTCGCAATTCGGCAACGTATGCTTTGACGTCTTTCAATGCTTCATCGCTCGTTGTAGCAGTCATAGCGGCGTCCATTCGCTTCTTGGACGCTATTAACTCTTCGGTTGCTCTCTTCGCTTCCCGCGTTGCAGGTTCCCAGCCTGCTAATCGCGCGATGCCGTATCCTGCGGCGACTCCGGCGAGTACTATTCCTGCTATCGGGGCTGCAGCGACTATGAATCCTTTGACGGCTACAGCCGCGGTGGTGAAAGCAGCACTGATACCGGCACCGATGCCGGCGATGCCTAATGCCTTGAGTTTTATTACTGCGGGTGCTAGTGTGGCTGTGGCGAAGGCGAGCGTAGCAACGGTACCTGCAGCGTAGGTCATGGTATTCGCAAATCTCCCAGCGGCACTGTCGGCCTCAGTAAACGAACCCGCGAGATGGGAGAGACCCGCGACAGCTGCAGCACCCGAGGCGACATTCCCAGCGATTTTAGGGATTTTACTGGCGTTGGTGTAGGCATTCTGCTGTTCCTGTAACGCGGATTGATTCAGTAGAGCGTCTGTATGTCTCTTCTCCGCTTCGGTCAACTTCTGCTTCAAGTCAATCGCTTTCTTAGTCTCGGCATTCCCTTTCTCTACAGCCTTCTCATACTTCTTCAGAGCAGCTTCAGCGGACTTCTTTGCGCGTTCGACTTCGCCCGTCGCCAATGCCAGTTCTCGTGACCGATTCCGCAAGCCGGCGATGGACGTTCCGAGGCCAGAGAACACGGCACCGAGATGCTTAAACATGCCGAAGATGCCACCGACGACTTGAATCGTCTTCCCCAGCGCGAGAAAGCCAACGCCGGCCCCTGCGATGACGCCGATCATCGTGCCGAAGCGTTTGATGAACTCTTCGTTATCCCTAGCAAATTCAGAGATCGAAACCGTCACCGTCTGTACGCTATCGGCTAAACGCAGCATTATCGGTGCAAGTGCACCACCGATGGTCATTTGTAGTCCCTGTCCAGCGGCGGAAAGTCTCCCCCATGCGCTGCTCAGGTCAGCAGCAGCCTTCGCCTGTGAAGTGGAGATGACGGCACCGAGTTTGACGGCTTCGTCTTCTAACTCTCGGAATCCGTCTACCATGGGGAGAATTGCGACTCCGCTGCGGCCGAAGATCTCCATTGCCGAGGCGGCTTTCTCGGCAGGATCCTGTATTCCCGCGAGTCTATCGGAAATCAGGCGGAATTGATCGGCTATGTCTTTGCCTTTGAGGTCGTCTTTTGATAACCCGATTTTGAATAACTCTTTGTCATTCGTCTTCGCCATGTTCCGCATGGCCATCTCGACGTCCGAGAGGTTGGCCCCAGACTGCTTGGCGGCATATCCGAGAGAGGAAAGCGATTCCACGGCGGCGCCTGTGCGTCCTGCCATTTTATCTAACGCGTCACCAGAGGAGACGAAGGTGGAGACAGCGGATTTCAATGGATCAAGGAAGACCTTCGCCCCGGCGAAAGCGAGGCCGATGTTGTTGAACGTCTGGCTGAAGCGTTGGAAACTCGAAGACATGTTGCCCAGTGCCTTCTGAAAATCGCTGTCGTCTGCCCCGATGCGGACGCTTACTTCTCTCGCCATAGTATTCCTCTTTTCATAATGGTCTTCGTGTTATTTTTCCGAATTCACGCTTGATTACGGGATCGGCGTCGCGGAGTGCAAGCTGTAGGAAAGGCCGATGGTTTTTCTCGGCAACCTGCCATGCGTGTCGTGCGCGACTGTAGATAACGCCTTCGCCTTTCTTGATCCTGTAGGCTACAGAGTTCATCAAAGTGCCAGTTCTGATGTTCGGATATCCACCTGAGTCAGAACCACGGTCACGTCCAAGCCTAGCAGCGGTTTCAAGCATTCCCTTCTGGGCTTCCTGTCTCACTTCTGCGGCGGCCTGTCGGAGTATTCCTTCCAGTTCGCGCTCCATGGCCTTCCCGGCTTCCTTCGTCCAGTTATCGATCACAGTGCAGGATATCTTCATACTGTTCTCCTTATTTTCCTGTCATTATTTTCGCGAATGCCATTAAATCTGTCTTTCCAGATTGGACGAGTTCGATGCCTGCGTCACTGCCGATTCCCCTTGCAGCCTCTCTCTCCTCTGGCGGCGCGAATGGATTGAAAGCGGCCGGCCCGCGTAGATCGGCTTCTTTGACACACTGCGCGTTGTGTACCATGCAAACGACGTCGGCCGTGTGTTCATACGCGCCCTGACAGTAATCGACTAGTTCTCGGTAGGAGATGTCGTCATCGCAGGGACGGAGTCCAGCTATTCCGAAGAGTTTTCGGGCATAACTCCAGCCGTCTCGGTCATTTTTCTCCACTGTTCTTTGAGTTCTCTTAGACTTTGGAGAATGGAGTCGCGACGGCTCGGGGTAAAAAAAGCGATCCCCGCCACGAATGCATCGAAGCCGTCATCGATTACGTCCAAATCGACAAACTTGTCCTCGAATTCCGTGAGCGTCATCTCGTTCTCTGCCTCACAGGCGTAATAGAGCATCGCCGGCAGCAGGAATAAGTCTTCCATCACTGGTGTGATGGCATTCGCGAGTATGTTGACGCCCGTTTTCTGTCGGATCGTCTTCGCATTTCGGAAGGTATAATGAATGTGCCATTCTCTTCCGTCTCTGTCCTTGAATATCGTCATGCTTATCCTTTCTATGGTGATGAAACAGTAATTACGCTTCCGTCTTTAATCAAGCGGATCCCCCACTTGGCGTATCCTTTGGAGATGGCGAATTCAATGGTCGTGACGTCTTCGATCCCTTGATTATCGTTGAAACTGTCAAAGAAGGCGGGCATCAACCAGCCGTTTCCTTTACTGTCCATGAAGGCGATTTTGAACGTCTTCCCAGTAAAATACCAGAGACGCATATCCTGCACGAAATCATCGCCGGGGACGTTGTTCATGGTGCCACTGAATCCTAAAGTGGTGAATGTCGGGTATTCGGATTTGAATCTAGCGAACATGCCGGGTGCAATCTCCACTTTCCCTGTCAAACGGTCGGTCACGTCTTTCTTGTCGATGTTTCCCGTTGGTTTCAGACTCGTGACGTTGAAAAAGTGTCCGCCCGTGGCGGGCATCGTCGGATCGGCCGCCGATTCGTATATGTAGGCGATGCAGTCTGCACCAAGTTCGAATCTTGCTTCTTCTGCCATGATGTTTTCTCCTTATTCTCTGATAACTGGTAATTTTTTGAGTTTTCAGTTATAAGTTTTCAGTTATCAGTAACCGCTTAACTGCAACTGCCTACCGCATACGCTTGCGACTGATAACTGATAACTGATAACTGTGTTAGGGTAACGTTACTCCCAACTCTCCGCGATTGATCTTCCGTCGCACGTCATAGGCGAAGGCGATCAACTCCGTGAGATTGGCTATGACGATTTCTCTTGCATCGCCTCTTCCCCAGAGGGGCGTATTGCGAATGTAGGTCAACACGTTCTCGGCGGCCATGTCGGATTCTGGACTACACGCGCTTGGACTGGCGATAATGCGCGAAAGGACGTCCAACACCGTGTCAGCATGCACAAGCTCCGGCGAGGTCAACAGTAGACTGTAAATGCTCCGCGCAACAGCGATATCCGCCGGGTCAATGACAATGTCCGAATTGCCATTGCCGTCTTCTGAAAAACTAAACATATTTCTCTCCTTATCAATTTTGAAATGAGGGATACACTCTCCCTCGAAACTTTCATGTCGATAACACTCCCTCTGTCTCAAGACGTTCGCAGATAAGTTCAATGGCATTCGCTAACATCTGCTCTTCCTCCGCCGTTGGCTTCCGCCGCTCTATCTCCTCATACACGGTCAGAATGTAATTCAACGCATGCGTAAAACGCTTCACATGCGAATTCTCTATGTTGGCAGGGATTTCCTTCTCAGCCCAGCGAATCGCGCGGATAATCGCGCCTTCGTATTTCTCCCATTCGGGCTTACTGCCCCACAGCTTATTCAACAGGAAGATAACGCCTGTAGCCACGAGTGTCACGAAAAACAGACTGTTCACAAACTCCCAAAGCATACTCCAAACGGTCATACGTTCTCCTTTATTAAATTCTCATAGGTTGATGAAATGTTTCCTTCCCCGATTTTCTCCACTGCATTCCGGAAGACGGCTTTGAGATCGATGACGAGGTAATTCCCGCTCCCGCTTGCAGCCTCGTTAATCAACGGCTCGTTCATGTTGGCTAAAATGCATATGTAGCCGTGGACTCTTGTTATGAGTAGCATGTTTCGCAGGACGGCGGCCAGTTCGAGATGCGTGTCGATACTGGCGTCCCTGTCGTGCCCGGTCATTGGCCATGTTAGACTACAGGCCAGTGTTATTCGCCTGTCGTAGTGCAGTCTATCGGCGCGGACGATGTCGTCGCCTGCTATGCGTACTTGGAAAAGCACGTTGTCTTCTGGCGTAACCGGCGCATAACTCTCGGATATCGTCAGACGGTCACCGAATGTTTTCTCGATCAATCGGCATACTGCGCTTCGTAATGCGATGCTTGAGGTCATTTTTTCCCTATCCTTTTCAAATGGAAGATAATCACTTCGCCGTTCCAGCTTCCCTGTGTCTGTGGTTGATCATTTGCCGCTTCGTAGAGCTCGTCTGCTATGCAAAACGCGTCACCGATTTTCCAAACGTAGGCACCAAGGTATTTCGCCAACGTGATGAGTGTCTTTCCTTTGGTGATGAATTCGACATTGCCTGTCGAGAGTAGACTCACGTCAAGCCGTTTGATCAGTGCCGGCGTCTCTGCGAGAAGCGTCTCCTTCCCGCGTTGGATCGAGAAAGAACCCGGGAATTCGCGCGTCATCGTCTTAAACCACTGCTCGGCGAGGGTCATGGCAGTATATCTCCTCCGGGTGTTGATATTACTTTGAAGGCGATGCCGACTAGGATAGTGACCGCGCCGTAGACGAACCAGCGGATGATACTCACCTCTTTCTCCAGAACTCGCACGTCTACCACCAGTTTTTTAAGGCACTCATTCATTTCCTCCTGATTCTCAAGGATTTTATCCAGCTTCTCTACGAGATGCTTATGCTCCGCGCACACTGGCGAATACACTACCGCCGGCATTATCGCCGATGCCGAACTACTCTGTTTTTCTAGCATATCATGCATAGGTTACTCCTTTCATTCTCCCCAGAATATAACAATAGAAATCCTTCCCACTCCTGAGACATGTATCTCTCCGGGATTGTCCACTACCCAGTTGAGTCTATCTCCAGCGGGATGGATGCTGTAGACTTCAGGCCGCGTCGACGCGCCGATGTGCAACTCTGCACCTTCCAACACGGAGAGACACATCGAGTATTTCTGTTCTTTCGCTAGAGGCTTTGCTATCAGATTCTGCAACCGCGTCGGCGCCACAGGCAACGTCAACGTCTGTGCAACGAGCAAGTGTGACATGTTCTACTCCTCATCTTCTAACATTAATGAAAGTAACTCGCTATTTCTGTGATTAGTGTTTCTTGTGATTAGTGATTAGTGAAGGGCAAGAGCGAAGAGCGGTAAGCAGTTGCAGTTCACTAATCACTAATCACCGAATCACGGCACTATTACGCTCTCATCCACCATCGCATCGGTTGTGATAATCGGTATTCCAGAGATGGAGTCTACTTCTGGCGCAGGTGAACCGGTTGGGCTGAATGCAGTCCGTGAAAGACGCAGAGATTCCTGCCCCATGCTGCTCATAATAAGCAGATCCGGCCGATTTCCCGCATAGAAATGCTCCGCAAGGATCCCACGCAGGATGTTATCCGTCAACATGTTCGCCTTGACAACGTAGATGCCCTGATTACTACCGCAGACCATGCCGAGATACGCATCTATCTGCTGCGCGTAAACCCAGTTGGTGTCTTTCTTTTCCTCATCCGTCGCGAACACGTTGGTCAACTCTCTTTCTATGCTTCCGACCTCGAAGCCGCCGTCCTGCCCCAGCAGCTTAATCTTCGACTTGTCAACGAATATAGCAGTATACAGCGGCTGCTTGCCCTCGCCAATAGGATTCGGAACAGTTTCAATCCTCCGCTCAGTCGTCGCAAGTTTTATCAAACCGTCAAACGAACCCTTCAACTCGCCTGAGGTCGCCTCACTGTCTCCATACAAAACCGTCTTCTCAAGCGTGATCATCATGCCCGCGAAATGCGTTGAAGCCTCATGAAACAGAGCATAACTCGGGCCCTTCGGGTGACTCTTCACCGATTTGACATCGACAAGCCAGGACCCGTCAAGGAATTTCTTGTGAAACGTCTTCTCAATCGTCGTAGCGATCTCATTCGGCTTACCCGTGTTCTCCTCACGGTAGTGTGCCTTCGGGAATTTAGTCAAGACAGGGAATTTTGCCGATTCCGTTGGCGTCGTCATAACGTTAAACTGGTTGATAACGGGATACTGCGTCCACGTTTCGTAGAAGAGTCCAAGCAGGTTGACGTTCTCATAACGCATGTACTCTTCCAAATTCGGGTATTCACTACTAGGCATTGGTGCCTCCTTTCTTGATGTTGGGAATTGCGTTAAACTGTAGCCAATGGTTTGCATTGTTGTCGCTTTGACTCTTCTTCTTCTTCGCCGGTGTCCCCGCGACTTCGCCATCGGCCACGACGGGAATGTCTTCCTCATAGCCGTCAGATAATGCTTTTTGCTTATCGGCACTCGCCTTCAACTCGGCTATTTCCTTCGCCAGATCCTGCACATACGCCGAGCGCGCCTGTTCCAGAGAGAGACCTCTGCGGAAATACGCCACGCCCTTCTCACCAAACTCCGCCTCATACGCCCGAAGCAGCCCAACGGCATACTCCATGCCTTCGCCAGACTTCACAACGGGTACATCCACTTTCTCTTCAGCTTTCGCCGGCATCGGAACATCAGTTGGCTTTTCACTCATATTTTCCTCCTCTCCATTTCCTGCTCTACCGTGGACGTTTGCGGATTTATCCGCAAACTCCAAGTCAATCGAGGCAGTATCCGATTGACACTTCTCTTTTGTATAAAAATGTGTACTCGTATGGTCATCTCGGCCAGTGCCACAGATTGCTACTCGATGTAAAAGCCAGTTTCGGACCACGCTAATCGGATAATCCTTACTCGCCATATACGTTTTCCCGTTGACGGTTACATTCTCATTTGTATACTGTTTCCATTCCGTCTCTCTATCCTCATCCCAGTATATCGACGCCTCGTAGGGAACACCAAGCTTAGCCTTCGCAATAATCTGAGCAGCGAGATCGCCTTCTTGGACAGACGTCAAACGACCGTATACAACCAGAGAACCACCTTCGTTGGCGATCCTATCCGCATAGCCAATCAAATCCTCGCCATGGGCATAGTCGATCCCGATTCTCTCCCTGTGACGCACAGAAGAATTGTCATGAACAATCCCACCAGATTCCCAGTATCGGTCCACCGGCTCCGCACTCCGCGCAACAATCTTAAACTTCCCGCCGGTATCCGTCTGATCATCCTGTAACGCAAAACTTGCAGCATAACGCTTGCACATGGTCTCAGGCATAACGCCTCCTCTCTATAGAATTTCTATTTCTACATCAACATACGGTTCCTCTGCTATCTTCCCACGTATCCCACGATGATCAACGATCTGTGAATCGTCAACATATACTCCATCAGGGACTACCACCTTCTTTATCTTCGTACATTGCAAAGCATCAAACAACATCTTCTCCACGTTTGCCACATCCCGCCGCCGATTATCAGGAAAGTGAACAGTAAACTCAATCCGAATGGCACCGCGGCTGGCATAATTGTACTTATTCGCAAGTACGATAGATTTGACTTGACTCTGAAACACCTTCGCCTCCTTCGTCTTATACATCCCGAAGCGGCCCGGACAACGCCGATAACATGTATTCTCACTCGGCGGCAACGGAAGTTTCAGCTTTATCACTTTTACCTCTTTAAACTGTAGCATTGAGTTCCTCCTCTATGAGATCGTTAACTCCGACCGACATCGTCGTCATCGGCAGTGATTGTTGCTTTTTGTCCACTTCCGCTGGCGGTATATCCTTCTTGAGTTCATTCACACTGACTGGCATTCCACACAGCATCTGCCAGGGTATTTTTACTTTTGTTTTAGCCTCTATCTTCTTCGCTCGCTCAATCGAATCAACGATGCACTCATCGCGCCGGTCCTTGTACTCCTCCGGCTCCTGATTCCTATCCATAAGCAACAGATCGAGATACGTCGTACCATTCGCCAACTCCTGTGCATTCGCCGCCGCTTCCTGACGAGGATCCGCTATCGGCAACTGCGGCAGCTTGACGTCAAGTGACTCAAGCAGTTCCATTCCCTCTGGCAACTCTTTAGCCGCCTGCAAACTACCAAACAACCACCAGAGAATCTTGAGGTAAAGACGCTTCATCTGCGCCTGCATCGGCCTGACGATGAGCGACAACGCCATCCGCGCACCCTTGTCTGACGCATACGTGTTCTGGCTGAAGTCGTTTAATAAATGAAACGGATTCATCCCCAATGGCGCACAGATATACTTCAAAAAAGACAGACAGTGAGCGTCCAAATTCGAATTCGGAATCTTATTCTGGTCAACCGCAGTAACGCCCTCACCGAATGTCCCAACGAAGAAACGCGTACCGTTAGTGCTCTTAAACTCGTGCGCGTCAGGATTGAAGTCCTTCAACTTCTTGGCGCTATCAATATCGTTATCCAGACCGTGTTGCATATTAAACGCAAGAGCATAATTCGATGCTACACCCCACGCCTTCGCCGTCGCCGTCTGAATATACTCCAACATCACAATCATCGGAATCGACACCCACAGCGGAGAGGAACCCCGATACTGCGTAATCCGCGTGCCGTTGGACATGTAAATCGCCCGATAGGCAGGCACAGTTTTCTTATCCTCGCGATCACTGTCTATTCCCTCCGGAAGCCACAGGTTACTCGCCGGAAGCCTTCCCTCCTTCGGGAATCGCAGCTCAAACGACTTGATCTCACCCTGTGCGTTGAGGTTAATCTTCTCGATAAACTCCGATTCAACCAGCTGCAAACGACGACCCGGCTTCTTCACCAGCAGCACCTCACCCGTCACTAGTAACTCTCGGACGATCCGACGCTCAAACGCTGCCATGTCAAATCTATCCGTAATCTCAGGATTCCGACACCAGACATTCCACGCCTTCTTCATCTTCGCCCTGATGTTTTCATCCTTAATACCGAACATCGGTTCAACGCCTTCACTACCGAGAATATACGCTAGCATGCGTTCAACGATCGCATGGAATATCGGCGAATTCAAGTCATGGTCCCGCGCAACGCGCAACGTTATCGGCCGATCCCGTAGAATCGCATGTTCACCAAGACGATAATTGGACACATACAGATTCTCCTCACGCACCAACTCGGCAGCACGCAACCTATACGCCGTCTGCGGAGACAACTCCTGAATCTCATACTGTCCATCATCATGCTTCATATACTCTCCTTTTTAGTGATTAGTGTAAGTCTGTGATTAGTGATTTCAGCAACGATACTACCGTTGCTGTGTGATTAGTGATTAGTGAAGAGCAAAAGCGGTAAGCGGTTTCACTAATCACTAATCACCAATCACAAGAAACACTGAAATCCGCTAATCACCAATCACAAGAAACACCGAAATGGGAGAAATACATGATCCGACACGTTCAAAAAGGCGACAGAGTCCTCGCATCGAAGACGAATGAAATCATCGATGGCATCAATCGAATGAACTGCGTAACCATGCGAATGAACACCAACGCACGCGGAAGAAGCGACTTCGTTGTCATGGTAAAAAACATGACAGGCGCACCTCTGAAAGCAGGATATCTCGTCACACTCGGCACTCACCTCGTGGACGGCGGGCATTACTTCAACGGTGAAAAACCGAAGGAAGACGGAACCGTAGCCATCGCAATCGGATACATAGAGACAGGCGAACTCGGAGAAGCAAGACTCTATGGTCTCTCCGAAGTCACCCTGCAAGGAAGCGAAAACGATGGTGAATACGCCGCCGTCATCGAAGGCGACTGCACGAAAGCAAAACGAGATAAAGAAAAAGGATTCGCAAAAATCGTCACAAAAAGCCGCTCCACAGGGAAAACATGGATACACGCACCCGCAGGAGGCGGCAGTGCCGAAACATCCCCTTTTCGCCTGACCTTTTTTGGATACACATGCAATGACAACACAAATCAAATGGAACTGGATTCCTCACCAAGTGACCATATCTCGAATGAGGACACCTACCAATGGCGAATAGTAGCCTTAGACTCTTCCAACGAAAGAGACCTAACATACTCAGGAGAAGTCCACATCGAAGTCAAATGCCACAGTAACCGCGTTGGATTCGGAATCGAAGGAAGCAACAACGAAAGCATACCCGACACCAAACACCCAACATGGGAAAACTGGCTCGAAGAATACGAAGAATGGGAAAAAGAACACGCACAGTGGAAAATCAACCACGACGCATGGATAGAAAACGGAAGTGAAGGACCCGAACCACAAGAACCAAAAGAACCCGAACCTCTGCCGGAAGAATACCCCAACACAGGCACCGGCTGGTACCAAGGCGAATGGCGCGGAGATGTCGTCACAGCCGTGAATACATCGTCTTTCCCCGCAAAAGACGGAGCGATGATACTGTATGACGGAGACCACTCCAACCCATCAACAATAACGAAATATATAGCAATATGTTTTTATGTCGAAGACACAAAATACTGGAAGCAGTGTGTGGAAAATCCGATTTCTGAGCCTCCTATGGAGTGCAGTGGACCTACCCTCATTAAATATATACGTTATAGATCGGGTATCCATACCGAAGGAGGAGGCTCCAGCGGTACTGACGGACCCGAGTTTACATTTTCAGACATTGAAGTCGAACACTTCACTTGGAGGCGTAAGGACGGGGATCAGGGACGTTTCCACGGAATTCGAGTCTCTTACTCTATCGACAGAAGAGTCTTCATGGCCAACATTTCCGATTACGGCGATAATGACTGGATGGAAGATCCAGATTTAATGCCACTGAAAACAACGCATAACCATACCCAATACACTACACAGTGGCCAATTCATGATGAAGATGAACAATATTATCCTAACAGATTCCCACTACTCGCCAGAAGAGACCAGACATGGGAAACTTCATACCAACCGTGTGATCGCGGTGCTACTACCTATGGATGTTACCATACACTATATTTTGTACCACTTATAGGAACTATATCGATACCTGCTCCACCTCGTAGTGGTACATATCAAGGCAGA